GGTATCTATGATCTGAATGAATTTTTATCTGTGGTTACAAGTCTTAACAAACCTGAACTTAAACTAGAAGATAAGTTTATGACCATTGCTGCTGAAGGTAGTAAGTCAAAGGCAAAATATTTCTATTCTGATCCATCAGTAATTGTAGCACCAACAAAAGAAGTTAATATGCCTGAGGCAGAAGTAACCTTTACTTTATCCGAATCTAATCTAAAAGAGTTATTGAAGATGGCTGCTATTCTTAAAACACCTGATCTTGCACTAGTAGGAACTAACGGTGGTACTATTTCACTTACTGTATGTGATAAGAAAAATGATACATCAAATAAATTTTCAATAGATGTTGCTGAAGGCGCTACTGCTGATTTCAAATTCTATTTTAAAGTAGAGAATATGAAAATGTTTTCTGGTGATTATGATGTATCTGTATCTTCAAAATCAATCTCTCATTTTCAAAATAAGAAGTTGCCAATTCAATATTGGATTGCTTTAGAACCAGATAGTTCTATTACTAAATAAATTTATATAATGAATAAGGTGAATAAAAAATGTCAGATTTTCTGTGGGTCGAGGAGTATCGTCCTAAAACAATAGATGATTGTATATTACCACAATCTCTTAAAACTCTCTTTACATCTTTTATAGAAAAAGGTGAACTATCTAATTTACTATTCTCTGGTACTGCTGGTATAGGCAAGACCACAGTTGCAAAAGCATTATGTGAGCAATTGAATTGTGATTGGATTATGATTAATGGTTCCGAAGAAGGTGGCATTGATGTACTAAGAAATAAGATTAAGAACTTTGCTTCTACTGTATCATTATCTGGTGGTAAAAAGGTAGTGATACTAGATGAGGCAGATTATCTTAATCCACAATCTACACAACCTGCTCTAAGAGGTTTCATCGAGGAGTTTCATAAGAATTGTAGATTTATTCTCACTTGTAATTTCAAGAATAGAATCATAGAACCTTTACATAGTAGATTTTCAAACATAGAATTTAAGATTGCCAACAAAGATAAACCTAAGTTGGCAAGTAAATTGTTTGAGCGAGCAACTTATATTCTAAAAGAACAGAATGTAGACTTTGAAGAAAAGGTACTTGCTGAATTAATCAAAAAACATTTTCCAGACTTTAGAAAACTTATAAATGAATTGCAAAGATATTCTGTTGCAGGAACTATTGACGCAGGTATTCTTGTAAATGTTTCGGATGAAAATCTAAAGACATTAGTATCTCATCTTAAAGGTAAAGAGTTCGGCGATATGAGAAAGTGGGTAGTAAATAATATTGATAATGATCCTGTGAAAGTCTTTCGTAAAATCTATGATAGTATGTATGAGAATTTACAACCAGAAACAATACCTCATGCTGTTTTGATTATCGCTGACTATCAATACAAGTCTGCCTTTGTTGCAGATCAAGAAATTAATCTAGTTGCTTGTTTGACTGAATTAATGTCCCAAGTTAAATTTAAATAATGTCTGCCCCTTTAGCTCAGTTGGTAGAGCAATTGATTTGTAATCAATAGGTCGGCAGTTCGAATCTGTCAAGGGGCACCAGAGAAATATATGATACATAATATAGATTGTTTAAAATTTTTAGAAACAACACCAGACGAATCTTTTGATGTTTGTATATCTAGTCCACCGTATAATCTAGGAGTTAGATATAGTAAATATGAGGATACAAGAGTTGATTATATAGAGTGGATGAAAGATGTATGGAGTGAAGTTTGTAGAGTATTAAAACCAGATGGTCATTTATTTTTAAATTTAGGATATTCTAAAGACAATCCTTTTGATACATATAAAGTTGCAGAAAATGTGCCATGGCTATTACAGAATAATATTATATGGGCAAAGGCAGTAGAGATTGATGGTAGAGTAAGAGGTTATAGCACACCACATTCAAGTAAAAGATATTTGCAAAATGGTTGGGAACATTTATTTCATTTTACAAAGAATGGTAATACACCTATCGATATAGAATGGTCGGGTGTACCTTACAATGAGGATTATAATAATGCAGAAAGAAATGCAAAACGAAGTGGTAAAAATTATAGAGCAACTACAAATTGTTGGCATATTACATACAAAAGTAAAGCAACAAAAGAGATAACAAAAGAGATTGCAGGTAGCAATAAACACCCAGCAATTTATCCAGAAACTTTAGTTGAGAAATGTTTGAAAGTATCTGGTTTGAAAAAAGGAGTTGTGTTCGATCCATTTATGGGAACAGGTACAACAGCTGTTGTTGCTAAACATTATAATTTAGATTATGTTGGTTGTGAGATAGATCAAGATTATTGTAAGTTTGCAAATGAAAAAATAACAAAGATATTATAATGTATGAATTAAAAGAATATTTAAATGCTATAAACTTTACAAAGAAGAATCTAATGGATTCAGAAGATAAAGACTGGGTCAAAAAGTATCCTACATTTATAGTCAATAAGATATTATCAGGTTTTTCTGATACTGTAATGCTTGCTAATGAAGTAAATCGTAATCACTTCTTAGATAAAGATATGCAATTCCAATTTCTACTAAATAGTATTAGAGCGAAGAAGAGGTTTAGTCCTTTTCTTAGAGCGTCTAAATTGAAAGACATTGAGTGTGTAAAAGAGTATTATGGATATAATAATGAGAAGGCAAAGTCCGCTCTTGATATACTCACCAAGGAACAAATTAAATTAATTAAAGAAAAGTTATTCAAAGGTGGGACAAAATGAATGAATTAGTAGACAACTGGAAACCAGAGTTAATGCTCGAAGTTCAGTTAAAAGAACCAGATGATTTTCTCAAAGTTAGAGAAACATTAACAAGAATAGGCGTGGCGTCTAGAAAAGACAAAAAGTTATTTCAATCTTGCCACATATTACACAAACAAGGTAGATATTTTATAGTCCATTTTAAAGAGTTATTTGCTTTAGATGGTAAAGAAGCAAACATATCTGACAATGATTGTGAAAGAAGAAATACGATTGCTCAATTATTAAGTGATTGGGGTTTGATTGCTATTTTAAATAAAGATATTGCAGAAAAGAAAGCACCATTATCACAAATTAAAGTTCTTGCATTTAAAGAAAAAGGTGAATGGGATTTACAAGCAAAATATAACATAGGTAAGAAACCAGAAGATGAAGGCACCGAAGTTTAAAGAATTTATTTCTGAGGAGAAAGTAGAAGAACCATATCGTTTGGTTATACTTTCCCATGATGACGCTGACGACCCTAATAAGACAGGTGATCTAATAAGAGAGAAAGCTAAAGCACTAGGCATTAAAGTATTACTTGCCGAGTTCATAGGTGCTTTTGTTAGTGAAGAAAATGATAAACTATACATGAATAGTTTTCCTGTTGAAAAGGGTGGTGCAGTTGCAGAACCTGATCCTAAAAAAGATATTGTTTACGATAAACCATTTGAGATTGATGCTAAAAATACAATCATAATGATACGAGGATTAGGTACTCCTGGTGTAAGTGGTAATCGTTCTTGGTATGCTATGACAAAAGACCTTGAACATAGAGGTTTTGCAGTTATCAATTCAGCAGAATGCCATGATATATGTTCAGACAAATGGATGAATCAGATTATCTTTGAGAGAAATAAAATAAACACACCTAAAACAGTTCGTGTATTACATTCAGAAGGATCAGAAAATGCACTAAAAGAATTAGATAGTGATTTTCCTATCATCTTAAAAACAGGTTCTGGTTCAAGAGGTGTTGGTGTTATTCTAGTAGAGAGTGCTGCTTCTTGCCAATCAATCGTACAGTTATTGTATAGAGAAAATGAATTCATAGATATTATTCTACAAGAGAAACTACCAACAAAGTATGATGTAAGAGTAATTATCTGTGGTGAAGAAATCATAGGTGTAATGAAACGACCTATTATTGAGGGTGATTTTAGAAGTAATGTATCACAAGGTTCTGAACCAACGACACATAAACTTACTGCTAAAGAGGCAGAAGAATCACTTAGAGCTGCCAAGGCAGTTGAAGGTGTGATTGTTGGAGTTGATTTTATTCCTGCAAAGAATAGAGAAAAAGATAGTCCACATTTTATTGAGGTTAATTCAACGCCAGGTTTAATCGGTATTGAAGAAGCATTAAAAACTGAAGGTAGTATAGTCGAGAAGATTCTCGTAAAACTACAAAATCGTGAAGTGTGGAATAATTAAGTTTTTCGCTTTACAAAACACTAAAAATTTGTTATAATAAGATATATGAAATTCTACACCAGCGTTCTACCCTATCACGGCAAACTTCTAGTTCGTGGTGTCAATGAAGATGGTGCTCGCAAAAAGTATAGACTTAATTATGAACCTTCCCTTTTCATTCCAGTTCAAAAAGAATCAAAATACAAGACACTTGATGGTCGTAATTTAGACAAAATTAAATTCGATAGTATTGTTGAAGCAAAAAAGTGGATTCAAGAATATCAAGGCGTCACCAACTTCGAATATTTTGGTAATACAAGATATCAATATCCATATATTGCAGATACATTTTCAGATAAGATTGATTGGGATATAAAACAGATTAGAATTCTTACAATTGATATCGAGTGTGAGAGTGAGAATGGTTTTCCTGATCCAAGTCTGGCAGAAGAACCTTTAATTTCAATTACAGTAAGAGATAGTACAACAAAAAATATTCTAGTTTTTGGTATGGGCAACTTTGTTAATGATCGACCAGATGTGCATTATAAAAAATGTGCAACTGAAAGAGATATGATTGCTAAGTTTGCTGAATTCTGGAACTTCTATAAACCTGATGTGGTTACAGGTTGGAATGTTAAGTTCTTTGATATACCTTATCTAATGAATAGATTTAAAAATCTCATGGGCGAAGAATACATTTCTCAATTTAGTCCTTGGGGTATTGTCAATGAAGGTACTGCTCTAGGATTAGGATATAATAGACAAGAAAAGTATTTTGATTTACTTGGCATTGCAACTTTAGATTATCTAGACCTATATCGTAAACACACTTTCGTTAGGCGTGAGAGTTATAAACTAGATTATATTGGTGAAGTAGAAGTAGGTGAAAACAAGAATGAAAATCCATATGATACTTTCAAAGAGTTTTATTCTAATGACTATCAAAGATTTATTGAATACAATATTCAAGATGTAGAATTAGTTGACAAGTTAGAAGATAAAATGAAACTAATTGAATTACATTTGACAATGGCATATGAGGCAAAAGTTAATTATCAAGATTGCTTTGGTCAAGTTCGTATGTGGGATAGTATTATCTTTAATCATTTAAAAGAAAAGAATGTAGTTGTGCCTGCAGTTGTTGAATCTAAAAAGTCTGATGGCTTTGAAGGTGCATATGTAAAAGATCCTGTTGTAGGTTTTCACGATTGGATTTGTAGTTTTGATTTAAATAGTTTGTATCCGCATTTAATTATGCAGTATAATATATCGCCGGAGACTATGGTCGGGTTTGATCCAGGTAAAGTAAATGTGGTAGATATGTTAAATGAAAAGGTTAATCTATCTGATTTAGATAGTCGAACTATAACTCCTAACGGTGCTCAATTTCGAACAGACAAACGAGGTTTTCTTCCAGAGTTGATGGATAAACTCTATCAAGAAAGAGTTATCTATAAGAATAAGATGTTAGCCGCAAAATCTTTGTATGAAGAAACTGGTGATGAAAGATTAAAGAATGATATTGCAAAAAATCACAACATACAGTTGGCAAGAAAGATTGCATTGAATAGTGCTTACGGTGCTATTGGCAATCAGTATTTTAGATATTTTGATGTTCGCCATGCAGAAGGTATTACAATGGCAGGTCAATTGACAATTCGATGGATTGAAAATGATGTGAATAAGTTTCTAAATAATTTACTCAAAACAGAAAATGTATCTTATGTTGTTGCCTCTGATACTGACTCAATCTATATTCGATTAGGTGAAGTTGTGAGTAGAATATTCAAAGATCAATCTGACACTAGAAAGATTGTGAAAGTTATGGATAAATTCTGTGAAGAAAAACTACAACCATTTATTGATTCGAGTTTTGCTAGACTTGCTAAATATGTTAATGCATATGAACAAAAAATGATTATGAAACGAGAAGTGATTGCAAACAAAGGTATATGGACTGCTAAGAAAAGATATATTCTGAATGTGTTTAATGAAGAAGGTGTTGATTTAAAAGATCCTAAGTTAAAAATTATGGGCATTGAAGCAGTTAAGAGTTCAACTCCTGCCCCTTGTCGTATCAAAATTAAAGAGGCATTGAAAGTGATTATGACTAAAGATGAATCAGCATTGATTCAATTCATTGATGACTTTAGAGTTCATTTCAAAAAGTTACAACCAGAAGAAATTGCTTATCCTCGTTCTTGTAATAATCTTAAAAAATATACTTCATCAAAAGACATATATCAAAAGTCTTGTCCGATTCATGTAAGAGGTGCTTTATTATATAATCATCAATTGAAGAAACGAAAACTAGTGAAGTATGAGGCGGTCAATGAAGGTGATAAGATTAAGTTTATTACATTGAAAGAACCTAATCCACTCCATGAAAATGTGATATCTTTTATATCTACATTACCGAAAGAGTTTGATCTTCACAAATATATTGATTATGATGAACAGTTTAATAAATCTTTTCTTGAACCGTTGAAGTTTATTCTAAATGCAATCAACTGGAATTTTGAAAAGAAAGCAAGTCTAGAGGAGTTCTTTGGGTGAGATTAATAATCTGTAAACATTGTAAGTGCCGACAAATAAAAGTAGGAGTATTCTGTATAAACTGTGGGAGACTAACAAATGGTCGATAAAACACTATATAAACGCCTTCTAGACGCCGCTAATGACGGTAAACTACCTATCTTAGATAACAAGTCGTTTGAATTACTGAACGCTCAGTACGGTAAAGAAATCTTTAGAGAAACCCTTGCTGAATACATAGCAACTGAACGACCTGTATTTCCTTTGAAAGAAATTTCGTATGATGATATGCGAGATAGTTTCGGTAAATTAAAGAAGTTTAATACTAATACAATCTGTATTCCACAAGAGCAAATCGAAAAAGAAGTCTATGAAAAATATGATGACTATGAATATCCATATTCACAATATGGTCTTGGTCTGATAAATGGTGCCAGTACATTTAATGATGTATCAAATTATTTTCATCAAGACTTGAGATTAGAATGTGGTAGTTATGGATTTAGAGCACCGAAAGAAGTATGGGAGAATGGCACAGCAAAAGATATCTGGAAGTGTTTTGGTCCTATCTGGCGTGGTATCAATGGTGTTCAAAAAGTTATGATCGAGGGTAAAGAAGAATTGATTGGTGGTCAGTTGAATGAAAAGAGTTATATATCAGCATTTAGATTAGGTACATATATTGCAACACAATTTAAACCAGTAGTTGCAAAAGCAATCTATGATATTACAGACGCTAAAAGAGTTCTCGATACAAGTTGTGGTTGGGGTGATAGACTTGCAGGTTTCTTTGCCAGCGATGCTGAAGAATACTATGGTTGTGATCCTAATCCAAATACATATCAAAGATATCAAGAACAGATTTCTACTTACAATAAACTATTACCTAAACCTAAGAAAGTTCAGATATGGAATTGTGGTGCAGAGGATATACCTTATGATAAACTACCAGCAATAGATGTTGCATTTACAAGTCCGCCTTACTTCTCTACCGAAGAATATAACAAAGGTGGTGAGTTAGAAGAAAATCAATCTTGGTTTAAGTTCAATGAGTATGAGAAATGGCGTGATGATTTCTATTTACCAGTTGCAGAAAAAAGTATGAAAGTATCTAGATTTATGTTCTGTAATATTATGGATCCTAAAATCAAAGGTACAAGATATCGTTCTGGCGATGAATTAGTAAATCATCTTAAAGATAAATTCTTAGGTCAAATCGGTATGAGAATTATGCAACGCCCACAAGGTAAGGCAGTATTCAAAGATGAAGATGGTAACTTTAGTAAAGAGAAACTAGATGAGAATATGAATAAAATGTTTATCGAGAATGTCTGGTGCTTCGGCGACAAAGATTTAGACTTGTTTAGATATTCTAGAAAAGCAACTTTAGATGAATTTTTTGCTTGACAATGGCGTATAAATATTGTATAATAGTAATTTGAATTGAGGAATAATATGAGTGATTTTTTGAAAGATATAATTAAAGAAACAGGTAATGAATATGCAAGTCTAGTAGCGGATGGTTCAACAGGTGATGTTGATTCATTTATAGATACAGGTTCATATATATTCAATGCTTTACTCGGTGGTAGTATTCATCGAGGTCTACCATCTAATAAGATAACTGCGATTGCGGGTGAAAGTGCGACAGGTAAAACTTTCTTTGTATTAGGTATGTGTAAAAACTTCTTAGATCAAAATCCAGATGGTGGTATTATATTCTTTGAAAGTGAATCTGCAATAACAAAAGAGATTATTGAAGATAGAGATATTGATAGTAGTAGAATGGTTATCATGCCTGTAACTACTGTCCAAGAATTTAGACATCAGGCGATTACAGTATTAGACAAATATACTGGTCAAGATGCTTCTGAAAGAAAACCATTATTACTTGTATTAGACTCTTTAGGTATGTTATCAACTACTAAAGAAATGGAAGACACACAAGCAGGTAAAGAAACAAAAGATATGACAAGGGCACAAATTGTAAAAGCTGCCTTTAGAGTATTGACACTTAAATTAGGAAAAGCAAAAGTTCCTCTTATTATCACTAACCACACCTACGATGTTGTTGGTAGTATGTTCCCTCAAAAAGAAATGGGCGGTGGTTCTGGTCTCAAATATGCGGCTAGTTCCATTGTCTATCTTTCTAAACGAAAAGAAAAAGATGGCACAGAAATTATTGGCAATATCATTCATTGTAAAAATTACAAATCTCGATTGACAAAAGAGAATAAAGTTGTGGATGTTAGATTAACCTATGATAAAGGTTTAGATAGATACTATGGTCTGCTAGATTTAGCATTGAAACACAATATATTTAAACAAGTTTCTACACGAATTGAACTACCAGACGGTTCTAAAACCTTTGGTAAAACTATTAATAATGATCCAACAAAATATTTCACACCAGAAATACTAGAACAGTTAGATCAAGTTTGTGCAAAAGAATTTAAATATGGAGATGTAATTGACATTAACACCGCCAACACCGATACACCAGACAACGAATCCTAAACACCGAGAGGATTATGTGTTTGTAGAGAAACCTGGAGAGGACTTTACAGCACTTAAACTTATTAGTGGACCGTATGCAAGTATAGTTTACAAATATGGTAATGTAGGATTTGCTGATGAATCTAAAAAGACACCAGAAGGTGCTTTGCCCATGCAGTTTGATTATACTGTTATTGAAAATAATATCATGGCAGACACCGATAGTCAAGACTTCATAGATCATCTAGGTGATATATTAGTTGTATTATTAGATGAGCAAATGAAACAACAAAAGCAATCTGAGTCTGAAAAAATGCAACTAGAATTGGAACCAATAGAATAACTATGGAAAGAATTGAAACTACAGCACTTAAAAATTTAATTCATAATGAAGAATATACAAGAAAGGTTTTACCTTTTCTAAAACCTGAATATTTTTCAGATAGACATGAGCAGATTTTATTCAATGAAATTGAAAAGTTTGTTTCTAAGTACAATAATCTTCCGACAAAAGAATCTTTATCTATTGAAATCAACTCTAACAAAACTGTTAATGAAGATGAATACAAAAAGATTACAGATATTATATCATCATTAGATCCTACTAAAGTAGATTTAAATTGGTTAGTTGAAACAACAGAAAAGTTTTGTAAAGACCGTGCGATACATAATGCTATATTAGGAGGTATTCAGATTATTGATGGTAAAGATAAACAACATACTCCAGAATATTTGCCAGAAATGTTATCGAATGCTTTGGCAGTATCGTTTGATCAAAAAGTAGGGCATGATTATTTAGAAGAATCAAAAGAAAGATTTGATTTCTATAGGACAAAAGAAGAAAGACTTGAATTAGACTTAGACTATTTTAATAAGATAACAAGAGGCGGTATACCAAGTAAGACTTTGAATATCTGTCTTGCAGGTACTGGTGTTGGTAAGACAATGTTTATGACACACCTTGCTTCTTCAATCTTATTACAAGGTAAGAATGTTTTATATATCACAATGGAGATGGCAGAAGAAAGAATTGCAGAAAGAATTGACGCTAATCTATTGAATGTAGGTATGAGTGATTTAGAAGAATTACCATATCAAATGTATGAAACTAAGATAAATAAACTACAAAGTAAGACAACAGGTAAATTGATTATAAAAGAATATCCAACTGCTTCTGCTCACACAGGTCATTTCAAATCATTGATAAATGAACTGGCATTAAAGAAGTCTTTTAAACCAGATATTGTGTTTATTGACTATTTAAATATATGTGCAAGTTCTAGATTTAAAGCAGGTTCAAATGTTAATTCATACACATACATAAAATCAATCGCTGAAGAACTTAGAGGTTTGGCAGTAGAAAATGATATACCTATCTTTTCTGCAACTCAAACGACTCGTGGTGGTTATGTAAGTAGTGATGTAGGATTAGAAGATACATCTGAAAGTTTTGGTTTACCTGCAACAGCAGACTTTATGTTTGCTTTGATATCGAATGAAGAACTTGAAGAAAAGAACCAGATACTGGTTAAACAATTGAAGAATAGATATAACGACCCAACTTTAAATCGTAAGTTTATCATTGGTGTTGATCGTTCTAAAATGCGACTGTATGATGTAGAACAGATCGCTCAAGAAGATTTAGTAGATAGTGGACAAGATAAGTCATCTACTATAACAAGTAAGTTTGAAAAACAAGGTAAGTTTTCAGATTTTAAAATTTAGAAAGGAGGCACAATGGCACAAGGTAAAGTTAAATGGTTTGACGCTAAGAAAGGTTTTGGATTTATTGAACCTGATGATGGTAGTAAGGATGCATTTTTGCATATTTCAGCATTAGAAAAAGCAGGTATAAGTCAACTTGAAGTTGGACAAGCTGTAACATACGAACTTGCTGAACAGCGTGGTAAGCAATCAGCAACAGAAATTAAAACAATATAAAGGAGGTTATAGTGGCTATAACAATAAACAATAAACAATATGATGAAACTAAGTTGGATCAAAGTGTGAAAAATTCAATTGCACAGGTTCAACAATTGCAAACTAGATTGAATGCTATACAAATGGACTTTGATAACGCTAAAGTTTTATTACAACATCATCAAAAAAACATAACAGATAATCTTCCTGCGTCAGCAGAAATAGAAGAACCTGTTGAAGAACCAAAGGTAGAATAATGCCAAGGAAAGTTGACAAATCTTTTCACTACGAAAAGAAAATGAGCAAACGCAAAGGTAAAGGCGTTCGATGGTTAGTAATTGA